CTCTAATCATTAATAGAGCCTTTTCTTTTCTGTCGAAGTCTGCTAGTTTTGCGTCAGCAGATAGTTCTTCGCTAAATATTTCGTAGTGTACGTTAAAATGTGGGTGAGCTTGGAGATACTTGTTTAATATGATATTCCCTGCGGGTACAATCATTTCTGTAGCATCCAAGTCATTGTATTCAAATGTAAGGCGTGTTACCGTTCTGTCTTTGTTGTCGTCAACAAAAATCGAATCTGAACCCGCATAATAGTTAATGTATTTGAAGCCTTCTCCCTCTTTATTTATGCCTACTTCCGATTGTTTTAAACCGTAAGATAATGGCGTTCTTCCACCTTTTAGTCTGTAAATAATCCCTGTGTTCATATCCTAAATATTAAATTAATAAAAAAGCGGGGAAACCTAAGTCGCCCCGCTTGTTAAACTATACTGTGTAATAAGCAGCACCTTTTCTTCCTAAGAAGAAGCAGTTTGCACCTACAACTTGGTTAGTCATTTCAGACAAGAAATTAGCTGTCATACTATCTTGTTTTTGTGGAGTTCCACCTAAACCAAAGATTTTTACTTGGCGTTTTCTGTCAACCGCACCGTCTTTTCTGTAACGAAGAGACAAGTATGGTTTGCTTTGCGTAGAACCATTCTCGTAAACGTCTGTAGTTCCTGTTGGAACACCGATGAATGCAGGAGCAGTTACAGCGAAGTTTGAAGCACCTAGCAACGTAGGGTCGTCTAATAATCTCCAAGGAGTGAAGTGGAAAGTAACCCCGTCAACTTGGATAGAAGAGAAGTCTAATTTCAACGCCATATCCATAGAGTTGTTGAACATACCATAGTTAGCACCATTCACAAAAGAAGCATTAACTCCTGCGCTTAAAACACGGAAGAAAGCCATTTGCTTGTGGTCACACCATAACGTCAATTCTCTACAAGAACCTTGCTGCTTGATACGAAGTGCCATGTCAGACAAATCTTGAACAGTTTGGATATAATCGTTAGAAATATTTCCTCTCTCTTCAATTTGTTGAACCACACCTTTCATACCAAGTGGAGAACCTGCTGTTGCAGAAGCAGAAGTCGCAGCAACTCTATTGTGTAACATTGCTGTTAATTCAGCTTTGTTATCGAACAATGTTCCTGTGCGCTCCATTTCTTGATTGAACCATCTTGCACCAAAAGGAGTCATTACCCATGATTTGTGAGCCATGTTAGACTCAGAAATTTCATAAGTTTCCTTGATGATGTGCGAATAGTTGTAAAACGGAATTGGATTCCAATTTTTTCCTTTTGCGAAAGGGTCTGTTCCTTTTTGAAATCTACTAGAGAAATCAGCAGATACAGTTACATTTCCTGCAAAGCCAAACGCACCTACAGCATCATTTGTTACAACGAAAACAGTAGCAGAAGTGATTGAAGTAACGATAGCTTGGGCGTTTTTCACACCGTCAGAAATCATAATTACATCGTTCACACGAAGGTTGTGCGCAGTTGGAGAAGTAAAAGTACTTCCTACCACAGCCACATTTTTCAAGATATTGTGCAAACGCCCAATTTCCATGTGTTCTACTTGGTCAGACGCATAAGAGTCTTCCTTGCTGTTGAATTTTAAAAATTCCGTGATTTTACCAAGTCCATGTTGGTAGTGCAACTGAGGCACTAACTCTGGTTGGTACTGCATAGCATAATCGTATAGAGAAATGAAATTCTCTGACGTTGCTAATACGCCTGCGGGTTGGTCGATTACTGCGACACTCGTTGTATTGTTTACTCTTAAATCAAAAGCCATGATTTCTAGGGATTTAGGTTATTTAAAATATTTACCAAACCCATTCTCATTCTGTGGCTGTCCAATGGGAACATACCTAACTTTTTCATTCCCTCCTTGCATAGAGCCTCTTGAAAAGTTTACGTTGTTCTCATTCTTCATAAGTTCCTCTATAGCCTCGGCTCTCGCCTTGTTTACAATAGAAACGATTGCTTTTTCCCTGTTTGTCGGCTTCATCCACCAAGCATCTTCCGAAAACTGTTCGTGTTTGAATCCTTTGTCGGTATGATACGTTCTTTCCATTTCGCCATTAATGTCACTCACTATAGACAACATACCATGCTTATCTTCCTGTGAATACTCGTAGCCGTAATTTAATTCTCGTGTCGTTCCGTTATCATCTATTCCCACTTTAAAAGCTGCTCCCGTAACGCTGTTCACGGCTGCTTTTGCTTGTTCAAGGTGTTTTTGATGATTCATTATCATTGTGTCATAATCTGCTTTCCGCATCGTAGCACCATTGTCTAGTGTTACCATTTCTCCTGCTTCTTTTGGCGCAATAGGTTGTCTGTATTTTTGTTGCTCTATTTTCTTTTGCTCTCTAATAGATTTTGAAAATGTCGATAACTCAATAGCGTCGTATGCGTCTAGGTCGTCTGCGGAACTTAAATCAATACCAAGTTTTCGTTCTAAGAATGCGTCTGCTTGGTCATTAGTAAGTTTCTGTCCGCTTTCCATTCTAACTCTCTCTCGTGCTAGTTCCAACGAGCTAATAGAATCATAGTCTGTGCTTAAACTATCAAAGTCTTTGCGAGTTCTTCCCGTCTCTTTTTTATAAGTGAGGTATTGCTTATCTTCCTCGTCAAGAACGTCTTCCCAAGGGTTAACAATTTTCTCCTGTATAACTGCCTCTTTTTCAATGAACAATTCGTCAAATGACTTTACTTCTTTCCCTTTGCTTTTAGCGTAGTTCAGAAAATCCTCTTCGGTGAACTCTTTTTGGGGGACTATTGGCTCTGTAGTCGTTCCTTGCGGAATTTCTATAATTGGTTCTTTAATCTCTGCTGTCGGAACGATTGGCTCAGGAGTTACCTCTTGTGGAGCTACACTTTCTGTAGGCATTATTGGTTGTTCCGATAGTTCGTTAAATCCTTCCCCGAATCCCATATTAATAGTTTTTAGTTATTATATATACAAAAGTAATAGTAAAAATCTATATAATAGCAAATATTAATAGGAAATATTAATAGTACTAGGAATTTAATAGCAAAAAACCCTCGGAATCGAAGGTTTTTAGTGCTATTCAAACATATCTCCAAGACTATATTCGTTTTCGAAGTCTATCGGTTCTTTGTCTTTAGTTCGTTGGTCAATCATCTTAGATTGTTGAGCTGCTTGGATTTTGGTTCTGTCGTCCTTGCGGTCTTCTTTGAACTTATTCACGTTCTGATTGGTAGCGTCGCTTACTTGCTTCAGGTAAACCTCTTGCTGAAAATCTCTTTCCTCGGCAGGGATTCTCATTTCTTGCAAAGCTCTTTCCTTCATTACTTCCATTTGGAACAACTGTTCCATGTATTTCAGGTCAATCTCTTTTCTTTGTCCATAAGCTGCGGTATCTGCCTGAACTTTTGCCATTGCTGCTTCTGCATCGTTCTTGCTCTTGTTTTGCGCTAACATCATTTGCTCTTCTTGGCTCTGCTTGATACGTTTACGCCTGTGATACATTAGGTATTCAGTGGCAAGTTTAGCATTGGTCTTAGCAATTCGTGTAGCCTCAATTTTAACCTCTACATCAATACTTCCTTCCTGTAAGGCAATCGTCAAGTCTTCTTTAAATTCCTGCATTTCCACCTCTGTCGGTTGCATTTCAAAAACAAATCCGAACTCGTGTAAATGTCTATTTGCTAGAACACTAACTGAATCAAGCATATTTTGACCTACAACGTTGGTGTAAATTTCTTTGATGTGTTCCGCTTCAGGGTGTTTGAATATCCCGTTAATACGTGTAGAAATAAGCTCACATACTTTTCTGTTTAATTCAACCGAGGTCAGAACGATATGTTTCGTGGCTGTGTTACTCGCTAGCTGTGCCATTTGATTTACTCCTAGAAGAGCGTCGTGTTTTAACGAACCGTCTCTAGCAGGGTTAATTCCTGTCAAGTCTCTAATCAGGTTGTATTTGAAGCCCCAAGCATTTAACAAGGCTGTGATATGTCCTCCGTTGCTCGCAGGATAAACCGTTACTGCTTTTGCTTCTTTAACACCAAGCTCGCCCATGTCAATACGCTTTTTGAACACCACGTTTTTAACCGCAAGTAAATTCAAAGCTGTCTCCCATATTTGCTTTTTAGCCCCGCCTTTGCCATCGTCTAATTCTGCAAGAGCGTCCAAGTCAATCTCAGTAATATCTCCTTTTAATTGTGCTAAAAAGTTCTGTAGCTTCAAGGCAATATTCTGCATTTGATTGGCGATAGGCTCGATATTCGTTAGGAATGATTGAGGTCTGTTTTCGTAAATATTGGTAGCCATGAATACAAACGGAGACATTGCTTTATTCATAATGTCACGAGCGAGGTTTTCGCATTCTTGATAACCATAAATTGCATCTGCGCCTATAACATAATTTCCTTCAAACCATGTGTCTAAAGTCTTAGTAGAAACTCCCACGTCGCTACGTTCAGGGGCTTGAAAGTTCTCGTCTTTACGGCTGACTTTTACAATTTCTCCGTTGCGCTTTTTCTGCTTAAAGACAATCGTTTTAGAAGTTTTCCAAGCGAATCGTAATACGTCAATTTTATGGTCGATAATATTATCTATTGGACAGATTGCGTAATTGAGGTTTGGAGCTTTATTGGAAGGGGAGTAAGTCTTTGCTATCTGTCTTAATTCAAATTCAGAGAAACCACTCTCTCTTCTTAAATCTGATAATGTAATAGTTTCAACAACACCCTCGTAGTATTTGTCTGCAAAATCGTTACGAGTAACAGAGCTGTGAACGTAGTGTTCAGGGTCAACATAAGCTACTTTAACTCCGTCGTTCTTGTCTGTATGGACACGTATTCCTGCTAAACCTAAATCTACTAGGTCGATGTTTTTTTGTTTTTCAATAAAGTTCCAATCGTTTGTCTTCTTGACATAATTGATTAATACCTCTTCTGCGCTCTCGATTTTTGGACGGTCTTTTATTTCCATAAACAAGCGCATTTCTTCTTCGTCTTCAGGCGTAAATCCTTTAGGAAGAAGGTCGATTCCAAGAAGCTCCTTTGCTTTTTCGAGCATCGGCTTGACGTACATGTTTTTTCGGTACTCATTCTTCTTTTCTTCTTTTATTTTAAGGGCTAAAACACTTATAGAGCGTATATCTAGCCTATAATTTTCATCCGATATTTCATTCGATACAATACGACAGAATTTTTCAGCGATATTAATATTAGTCCAATCTAAGTTTAGGTACTCTAAGTTCCCGTCAGTAGATTGGTGGTCTTTATATGGCTGAGTGTCTTGTTCTCCACGAACAAACAGTCGTTTATTTCTAACATAATTTCTGCGGTCTAGGAATTTACATTCGTTCCCTCCTAGAATAGCGTTATTAAACCACTCAGACTCTATAATCTTGGCTATTTTTAATCCGTATTCATCCTCTTTTTTCAACGCAAAAGGAGCAAATGGGTCAGGATTTCCTTGAACTTTTTTAATTAGTGTCATAGGGCAATTTTTTATGTGAAATTATACTACAAATATAGTTA